ATACATAATTGCCGCTAATTGGTCAAATGAACAAATAATCATGTGGAAGTTGCTGCAATGAGTGAATCTATAATGCACACAACTGCGCTTGGAACTAAACAATGGTATTTAAATGGCGAATTGCATCGAGTAGATGGACCTGCTGTTGAATTTGCAGATGGGAGTCGCCATTGGTATTTAAATGGCGAATTGCATCGAGTAGATGGTCCTGCTGTTGAATATGCAAATGGGGATCGCTGCTGGTATTTAAATAACAGGCAGCACCGAATAGATGGACCTGCTGTTGAATTTGCAGATGGGTCCAAATACTGGTATTTAAATAGCAAAGAGTATTCATTTGCAAAATACATAATTGCTGCCGAGTGGTCAAATGAACAAATAATCATGTGGAAATTACTGCAATGAGCGCAATAAGCACAATAAAAAACGGACTTATAACAGATAAATATGGGGGCTGGCGCTGGTATTTAAATGGCGAATTGCATCGAGTAGATGGTCCTGCTGTTGAATATGCAAATGGGAGTCGCCACTGGTATTTAAATGGCGAATTGCATCGAGTAGATGGTCCTGCTGTTGAATATGCAATTGGAACTAAACAATGGTTTTTGAATGGCAAAGTGCATCGAATAGATGCACCTGCTGTTGAATATGCAAATGGGGATCGCTGCTGGTATTTAAATAACAGGCAGCACCGAATAGATGGACCTGCTGTTGAATATGCAAGTGGGTCTTATGAATGGTATTTAAATGACGTAAGGTATTCATTTAAAGAATACATAATTGCCGCCAAATGGTCTGATGACCAAATAATCATGTGGAAATTGCTGCAATGAGCAAAATAAAAAACGGACTTATAACAGATGTATATGGGCACCGCTTCTGGTATTTAAATGACAAATTGCATCGAATAGACGGACCTGCTCTTGAAAATGCAAATGGGTCCAAATACTGGTGTTTGAAAGACAATGCACATAGAATAGATGGACCTGCTGTTGAACTTGTGAGTGGGGGTGATTACTGGTATTTGGATGGCAAAGAGTATTCATTTAAAGAATACATAATTGCCGCCAAATGGTCTGATGACCAAATAATCATGTGGAAAATAGAAAACTAATACTAAGTATTGACAAAACAATTACTTACTGATATACTACAAATATAAATCATACAAGGACAATATATGACCAATACCACATCCTACGATCCTGCCCAAATTAAGAAACTTGAAGACTACTTTGCAGCCGGAATTCTGATTGAAGAAGAGCGAGCTACATTAAATGATGGCCTAAAGGACTTGACTGCGGCTATAGCCGAGGAAATGAATATCAAGCCGGGGCTTCTGTCAAAGGCGCTGAAGCTTGCAGTAAAAGCATCATTCACCCAGCAAGAAACCGATTTTGAAACTGTTGGAGATATTCTTAGGGCGGTCAAGCGAGACCTTTGATGACAGCGAATACGTTGCCTCTATGTTACGACAAGCTTGACCGGGAAGTTAGGGTAGGCGATTATGTCGCCTACCCTATCACCGCCAGCATTCTAGGCGTCGGAAAAGTTATTAAAATAAGTAAAATACAACTTCATATCGAAGTGGCATGGTGTGATGTCAGAAAACGACATGACCAAGTTATTAAGATTGGCGATGCCGACATAATTATGTATAAGTTGAAACAATAACAGGAGAATCAATATTTACATTGATGCAATGCATGACAAAAATCGAGATATAATTAATATTGTCGAACGTGATGCCAGTGGCAAACGAGTCTTTCTCGAAAAGAACGCAGAATATGGATTTTACTACGCTGATCCAAAAGGCAAATTCACCAGCATTCACGGCGATAAGCTAAGCAGATTTCAGACAGACAGCAAGCGATTATTCAACAAAGAAAAAAAGATTCATGGATACAAGAAGATTTTTGAAAGTGATATGAATCTTATCTTCAAGTGTCTTGCTGATAATTATAAAGATGCTGATTCTGCTGTATTAAATGTTGGATTTTTCGATATTGAAGTCGAAAAAGTTAAAGATCGCGGATGGGCACCAGTAAGTGATCCTTTTGCCAGAATAACCGCAATTAGCTTTCATCCAAAATGGCTCAATCAAACTATTTGTTTGGTGGTCGCCCCGGATGAAATGACATTTGAAGAAGCAACAGAAATATGTGACAGCATTGAAAATTGTTTCCTTATGGATGATGAAGTGCAAATGCTGCATGCATTCATTGAATTGATTGACGATGCGGATATTCTAAGTGGCTGGAACTCCGAGGGGTTTGATATTCCATATCTTGTCAATAGAATTGCAAGAGTTTTAGGGAAATCGTATCTGCGGAATCTTTGTCTGTGGAATCAGTATCCGGAACGTCGAATGGTTATGAAATTTGATAAAGAAGAAGAGACATTTGATCTTGTCGGGCGCGTCCATTTGGATTACATGGCTCTATACAAGAAGTATACATACAGTGTAATGCATTCATACAGTCTAGATAGTATTTCTGCACATGAATTGAAATCACAAAAGGTTCCATATGATGGCACTTTAGATCAGTTATACAACAACGACTTTAAGAAATTCATTCTATACAGCATTCAAGATACTGCATTGCTTCGCCAATTAGACGATAAATTGCAGTATATTGAACTTGTCAACATGATCGCACATGCAAACACCGTCAAGATGCAAACTGTCTTGGGATCAGTCGCTCAGATTGATCAGGCGATAGCCAATGAGGCGCATGGGCGGGGCTTGATCGTGCCTGACAAGCGTAGGGGGCAAATATCTCCGAAGGCTGCTGGCGCGTATGTGGCGCATCCTAAGGTGGGGCTACATGATTGGGCTGCAAGCATCGACCTTAGTTCCTTGTATCCATCGATCCTCAGAGCATGTAATATGAGTCCGGAAACCATTGTGGCGCAAGTCAGGCAAGATTTAACCGCCGCAATGATTGAATCATTCCGCACGCCGAGAACAAAAGAAGACAATCATGTCCCCAGAGCATGGGAAGGTAAATTTGCATGCGTTGAATATGATTTGATCATGGCGCAAGACAAAGAAACTATCCTGCATCTTGATTATGACGATGGGCGCGTCGAAGAATTGACCGGGGCACAAATCTACCGAATGATATTTGCTGAGAACCGACCATGGATTATGTCTAGTAATTGCACAATTTTCACCACTGAAAAAGAGGGAGTCGTCCCATCATTACTTTCACGTTGGTATTTTGAGCGACAGGAATTACAGGCAAAAAAAGGAAAATGGAGTGATTTGGTCGAAGGCATAACTATTCCCGACAGATTATTATGACATTGAAAGGAATTTAATTGAAGACAGATATTGACTTTGCCAGATTAGACCAGATATTTGCGAAAGGAACAAAAGAGGAATTATTGTCTTTTTGTTCAGAAAATGATCTGGAAATAAAAGATGGTAAAATTGTGGCAATTGATCCAGTTGCGGCAAAAGCAAATGAATCCTTTTGGGACAAACGCCAATTAGTCAGAAAGATTTTGCTCAACAGCTTATATGGCGCTCTATTGAACGCAGGAAGTAGGTTCTTCGATTTCCGACTTGGCCAGAGTACGACTTTGACTGGACGTGGGATTGATCAGCATATGGCTGCTGGCGTAAATGAAATTATCACTGGCGTCTATCAACATGACGGCGCTGCAATCCTGTACTGCGACACAGATTCTTCATATTTCACTGCATACCCAACATATAAGCCCATGATTGACTCGGGCGAAATTAATTGGGATGTGGAAACTATCATTACATTATATGACGAAATATGCCGTCAGATCAATGATACTTTTGTCGATCATATGGCAAGGAAGCATCATTGCCCGACAAAAAATGGCGCGATTATTAAAGCTGCCAGAGAAGTTGTTGCGGAAAAAACTCTGTTCATCAAAAAGAAAAAATATGCTCTTTTAGTTATTGATGACGGCGGGAAACGAAAAGACGTTGGCGGCAAGCGTGGAAAACTGAAGGTAACAGGGCTAGATATTAAACGCAGCGATACTCCTGCATTTGTCCAGAACTTTCTTGAAGAAATTGTCATGATGACATTGACTGGTATTTCCAAAGAAGAAATCATCCAACGAATTATCAAATTCAGGACTGAATTTCGAGCAATGCCCTCATGGCACAAGGGAACTCCAAAACAGGTCAACAACCTAACCAGTAAAACAAAGACATGGCGCAAGACCGGCAAATGTGGAGTCGGACACGTTCTTGCTGCTATCAATTACAACGAACTACTGAAACTAAACAACGACACAAACAGTATGCCTATTGTGGACAGTATGAAAACTATTGTTTGTAAACTAAAAGACAATCAGTTTGGGATGACAAGTATTGGTATCCCCACAGACGAAAGTAGAGTTCCGGACTGGTTCAAGGCATTGCCATTTGATGATAATTTGATGGAAGACACCCTGATCGACAAAAAATTAGACAATGTTATTGGTTGTCTTGATTGGGATATTAGTTCTTCTAATATAAAAACAACATTTAATGATCTATTCGGCTTTTAGCCCTTGCTATTCCCTCCATAATACTATATAATTAAACTTATAATAAGGAAACATTAATGGAACCAAAAACAGTATTACTTGACGTTCTCAAGCATACAGCCGGACTAGGCATGATCGAGGCGATTAAGATCACTGGCACCGACGAATCCACTCAACTTGATGCAATTGATCCAGAAAAAACAATGGTCTTAACTGCAATTCTTCATGAGCCTGTCCCTGAATTTAAAGGGGAATTTGGATTTGGCAATCTGGGGTATTTGAGTAGTCTCACAAAACTCTCAAATTACAGGGCAGACGATGCAACCGTTTCTGTTATCAGGCAGAAAATTGAAAACGAAGAAGTGCCAACTTCAATTGTTTTTAAAGACGGAAGCGGGAGTAAAGACCAATATCGTTGTATGTCAGCAGCTATCGTTGAACAGGTCTTGAAATTACAAGGCAAGAAGTTCAAGGGCGCAAATTGGAAAATTACAATTGATCCCACCATACAGAAAGTCAATCAGCTTTCAGAAGTCGCCAGCATTTATTCTGGCATTGAGCCTACATTTTCAGTAACAGTCGAGGATGGCAATCTAGTCTTCGGAGTGGGCAACGCACAAGGGGCGCTGACAGGCAGACGAATTTTTGCAACAGATGTCACCGGAAAACTTGACGCGGTATGGAGTTGGAAGCTATCAACCGTGCTGAGCATTTTAAAATTGGGCGTAACTGGAACATGTGTGATGAAATTCAGCGAAGGGGTTTGTCAGATTGATATCGATTCAGGTATTGCGCTTTACAGCTACATTCTTCCGGCTCTGATGAATTAATGGTCAGAAAAATTCGAGTGATCGATGACCATCAAAAACCTCCCATGACGGAAAATGAATTCAGATTAAAAATGCTTGAAACGCTTTCTGCAATTGATTGGAAATTATGGGAACTACTTAAACGTTCAGGATTTGAAGAAAAAACTCTGAGCGCAACAGGAACCCCCTCAACCCAAGATTTTAAATCTATAATTATAGATGAAGATATTATCTAACTGGCAATCATGCCATCCCAAGGAACTGCAAACATGAAGACTTCAACTACCTTAGCCGACCTTAAATTCGATCTTCTGAAGATAACAGAACCCTATGACGGGCTTCTTGAGGTCACGAATACCCACCCTGTCAGAAAATTATTTGTTTCTTATCTTAGGGACTTGCAGGCGGATAAAATGATCTATGATTTCTCGATTGACATTGAAAGCAAGACTGACACCATCACATTCAACGTGAATGTCAGATTGCAAAATGGGCGCGCTCCTAAAAAATTACGAATCCACGTCAGGACTTTTATCGGATCATCGTGGAATCCACGTCGATTGTCCTCCCATCTTCGTTGATTTCAATTGACGCCAATGAACGAAGATGGTATGATAGAAAAATCACCATCTTCGTTCAATCAAGGATATATCATGACGCTCTCCCCCACTCCGCTAAAAACCAATTCCAAAGAATTTTGGCAAAATATTGTATTCATCACCGGAAAACCTATCTCTCGCGAGCAATATGGTTTTGGCGTATCAGTCATTCTGGCAATTGGAACCGTTCTTGTTGCCGCCGCGCCAAGCGTTACATTTGCCACGATTATTCATATTATGATGATTGTTGGTATAGTGAATATCGCTGAACTGCGCGCCATTGTTCTCAAGATCAACAGACTATGGGCATGGACAATTATAATCGGCTCAATGTATCCTGTCGTTGCCGTCATTCCTTTGCTTTTCTTTTGCTTGGCGCGTCGTGCATCTGATGGAAAAATCACCCTTCTAAACAGGAAATAATTTATGAATACTTATGATTTGTCATCCCACCAATTGGTTATTACTCCAAATCCAATTCTGGAATACCCAACTAGCCAATTCAAAAACGGCGTTCAGTCATATCGCGACGCATTATTCAACCATATGTGCCATGTGATGACATCAAACCACGGCGTCGGTCTTTCTGCCAATCAAATCGGGCTGGATGCGTCACTGTTTATTATGATCTTGGATGGAAAAGCGACTATGATAATTAATCCAATCATTACTAAAATAAGCGACGAAACTGCATCATTGACAGAAGGTTGTTTGAGTGATCCGGGGTTGCGCATCGCCGTCAAACGACCAACGTCCATCGAAGTCCGATTTGAGGATATAAACGGGTATATGTCTGAGGGCAAAATGGACGGCATAACCGCCAGAATTTTCCTTCATGAATTTGATCATCTCAATGGAATTATGATTTCTGATCGGACCAGTAAATTAAGATTGACAATGGCTAAAAAGAAACGTGATAAAAAAAGGAGACTAAATGAGTCTATGGAATAAGCTATTTGGTTCGGCGGCGGCGGATCGCCCAGAAACCAACAGAGAAAACCTTACGAAAAAAGAGGCAACTGATTTAAAACAGCCATGGGTTAATGTAACTAAATTCAACGTCATTGACAGTAAAGACCCATCTAACATTGAAATTGAGTTGGACTGGAATATCTTTTTTATTGACGAATTAAAGTCAGCAGGATATAACGGTAAAGAAGAAGAAGATATCATCGAGCAATGGTTTCATGATCTTTGTCGCGGGATTGTTGATGACATATGAAGTATGTAATTATTGACGCGACGCATCTTTACTTCCGGGCGAAGCATGTTGTTCGGGGCGACGATATTGACATGAAGATTGGTATGGCAATGCAGATCATGTTTTCCAGTATCAATAAGGTCTGGCGTGATTTTGGAGCCGACCATCTTGTGTGTTGCTTTGAAGGCGGATCGTGGAGAAAAGATTTCTATGGACCATACAAGAGAAATCGGGCTGAACGAACAGCAGGAATGAGCATGCGGGAATTAGAGGAAGACAAGCAATTTCTGGCATCTTTCAATGATTTTCGAGATTTTCTAAGTTCCCGGTCGAATGCCACTGTATTGGCTGCGCCCGGCGCAGAAGCCGATGACTGCATTGCCCGATGGATTCAGACGCATTCAGAGGATGAACATGTCATCATCAGTGCAGATTCTGATTTTTACCAATTACTAACTCCCAACGTAACTCAATACAATGGCATAACACAAGAGCATATTACTCTTGATGGAATTTATGACGCGAAGGGATCATTGGTTATTGACAAGAAAACCAAAGCGCCAAAATCTATTGGCGATCCTGAATGGCTTCTTTTTGAAAAGTGTATTCGCGGGGATAAGGCAGATAATATTTTTTCTGCTTATCCCGGAGCCAGAAAAAAAGGAACCAAAAATAAAACAGGGATGCAAGAGGCGTTTGATGACCGAAACAAACAAGGATATCACTGGAATAACCTTATGTTGGTTCGGTGGATTGACATTAATAATGAAGAGCATGTTGTCAGAAACGATTATATCAGAAATAAAAAATTAATTGACCTGACAGAACAGCCGGAAAATGTATTGCAGTCTATTGATATGGTTATAAATAATGCTATAACAGCAGATAAAGTTTCTCAGTGCGGGCTTCATTTCTTGCGATTTTGTGGAAAATATAATCTTGTGCGCCTTGGTGAGCAATGCGCTGATCATTCCAAATATTTATCTGCTGCATATACAAGGGACAAATAAATGATGGAACTTCACTGCATTTTGCCGAATAAATATTGGATTGTCAAGGATTCAGGCAAACCAATAGGATCGCTTCGTGCTGCAACATCTGAGAATTATGATTTCTATCAATCATCTTCTGGTATCACCACGCAAGTAAATGTCGAGTATATCGCAGAATTTTTTACGCACATGGACCAGATTGATGATCCCGAAGTAAACATGAGTATCAATGGTTTTATCACAAATTCCCCCGCGCCGTGCCTTATTGACATCAGGCACGATAATACTATATACAAAAAATCTTTGAACGCAAACCAACCATATCATGTTGCTGGATATTTTGCAATCAAATATCCGAGCCAGTGGGGGATTTTACGAAGTCCAAGATTGGCAACCATTCTAAATAACGAATGTATTGGACCATTCAGGAAAGAATCTGATGCTAAAATTGCAATCTCTAACAGACGTAATTCCAGATAATCTTTCATATGATGATTTCAGAGAGGCGCTGACTCAGTATCTCACGTCTCCTGAAATCATTGACTATTTGCTGAAATTAGAAACAATTATTTGCATGTCATACAAAACTACATCATATCGCAATGATTCTTTGTGGGACACCATACAAAACAAAAAATTAAAAATATTCACCAAAAATAAGTCATATGTTCTGACATCACAATCCGCGCACGTCATGAAAGAATTATTCTATCATGAAACATTATCTCTGGAAAAACAAATCACATCTGGAGAATTGATTTTGCTTGGGCGCGCGAAATCACCATATATCATTCAGCCTGCAAATTTTATAATTCACCATCCAGAAATTGTTTTGTTCAATCCTGAACATATTATAATGAGCAAAATGTTGGACAGCCCGCATGAGTGGATTGCGACATTATCCTGATTATCTGATTGACACCCGCTATAATCCATGTTAAACTGATATTCTAGCAAAGGATTATGATAAATGAACAATTTCCTAACCGCCGAAACTGTGACCGTCGATGCCGCCACACTTGAGCGAGCAAAGGATTGGTATGCCACATTTACTAATGGCCAATGTGGCAATATTCCAGACGATTTTGAAATTGTTGCTATTTTTGACATGGTTCGAAAAACATCAAAATAACAACAAATAATTGCTTGCCTTGTATCATACAGTATGATATGCTATGATCACCATAACCTTAACCCACAAGTAGGACAATTAATGTCAACTAATCTAGTCGATCACTCAGTCACAACGCTACAGCTTTCTCGTTACCTAGAGACCCATATCCGGCTGAAACAGCCCGTAATGCTACATGGCGGACCCGGCATTGGGAAATCATCTGTGGTTGCGCAGATCATTGACCGCTGGAAAGCCAATGGTAAGACCGCTCATATGGTTGATGTGCGTCTTTCGCAGATGGACCCAACCGACCTTCGCGGAATTCCCTTTCTCGACAATACTGGCAAAACAAACAAGATGGCATGGGCACCTCCCGTTTCAATGCCTTCTGAAGAAATGGCAAAAGAATTTGATTTGGTCGTTCTTTTCCTTGATGAAATCAATGGGGCAACTCCATCTGTTCAGGCGGCGGCATATCAGCTAATTCTTGATCGGGCAGTTGGTGAATACAAGCTTCCTGACAATGTTGCCGTGATCGCAGCAGGCAATCGTGCAAGCGATCAGGGCGTCACCTTTAAAATGCCTGCACCGCTTCGGAACCGATTTATCCATTATGAACTACGGCATGACTTCGACGCATGGTACGAATGGGCCAGCGACAATGATATTAACGCCGATGTTCTTGGTTATCTTATTTCCTCTAAGATTTCTCTGTATAATTTCAGCAGCAAAACGAAAGATGCCGCGTTTGCAACACCCCGATCATGGGCTGTCCTTGCACATCTTCTTGATAATGCAACTGGTATTCCCTCATCAGACCTAAACAATATGGCAACTGGTATTATTGGCGCAGCGCAGGCAATTCCGTTTATGGCATTCCGTAAGAATTCCAAGAATTTGCCCAATCCAACTGACATTATGACAGGAAAAGTCACTAAACTCAACACGCAGGAGATTAGCGCGCTATATTCACTTACGATTAGTCTGGTGTATGAATTGAAAACATATAATTCAGCAATTGCGACGGACTCCACCAAAAACAAAGAAACTCTTGACAAATACATGAACACTATCATTGAGTTTCTGATGGACAACTTCGAAACTGAAATGGCTGTTATGGGAATGCGTCTGATTGTTCGAAAGTCATTGACTGCAAAGAACAATCTGCCCAACGTAAACCGTTCACTATCCGGTTGGAAACGGTTTATCTCATCCGAAACCGGCAAACTTATGATGGAACTATGACCGAGAAAAAGGTAAAGGGGAGAATCATTTCCCCTTTACCTACCGCCTTGCCTGTTTCTAATTTGGCAAGGCGGGCATTATACCAACAGAAATACCCCGAATCACAACAAGTTATTGATGTCCTTATTGGGCTACATCCAACAATTGCTGATATAATCAACTGGAAGGGGTCATGGATTCCATTTACGAAATTCGTGGTATCTGTGCCGAATGCTGACGCCAACGCTCCAATTCTAAGAAAAGCAATCCATCCATATATGATTGAGGTAAATAGAGGGCGAGAAAATTCCGAATATAAATTTTATAATCAGGATGATTTTCTTATGTTCAAGTTATCACAATGAATTCTGCGAATTTACAAAAACAGGCGCTGCGAACAATATTTGGATCGTCGCTCGTTGCCCCATCGACCGTATCGGCATGGAAGAACTCATGGTTTAGAACTGGATTTATCGTTTCGATTAGTTCATTCAATAGGTGTGTTCAGGTATTCAGAGACAATGATATCCCGCCAATATATTATCAACTTTCAGTGATTGATCAACGACCAGTTTGCATATTGTTCCTTGAAGAACATGCCATATTGCTAAAGTTAAGTCATTGACTTAATTACCAATTCATGTTATAATCAATCATCATCATCTTATGAGGAATAAATGAAACTTCCAGAAAATATCACGCAGGCGCAATCTGACGAAAATGTCAAAGCTGCCCGTTATAAACTTGCCATGGCACGATCACGCCTTCTATTTGCACACCCATTTTTTGGGCAAATTGCAATGCAGTTGCCTCTTGTGGCGCGGCGGGGAAAGTGTTCTACTGCGGCGACAGACGGACGATCCTTCTTCTTCAATCCAGAATTCGTTATGAATTTGGATGACAAGGAACTTGTATTTCTTGTAATTCATGAATTAGGTCATTGCATCTATCAACATATGATCCGTCGAAGTAATCGAGACCCGAAGCTATATAATATTGCATGTGATTATGTCATTAATAACATGATTGAAAATGATGTTATTAATGTATCAAGTTGCCATGCGGGCAAGGCGGGATCAACGTATTGTCGAATTGTTACATTTATAAAGCCATATTTGGATCACAAATATGATGGAATGTCATCAGAACAAGTCTATGAGTTGCTGAAAAAAGAACAAGATGCCGGTGGGAAGCCCGAAGATAAAGGCGAACTTCTTGACTGGCACCCTGATATGAATGGCGATGACCAATCAGACTCTGATGGTGAAGATGATGGCGAAACAGACGCCAGAGGTCAAGTAATTGGCGTGATGTCTAACGATGATCGCGATGATCTTACGCAGGAAATTCGTGCTCATATTATCAGTGCTGCATCGGCTGGCGGCGCTCCTGCTGACATTCAGCGTTTGATTGCCGATCTTATTGAACCAACGATTGACTGGACTGATATTATCTCGGCAACCATTGAAAGCAAATATACCGCTGATTATTCATTCATGCGAACAAGTCGCAAAGGCGCTCATCTACAGGCAATTCTTCCCGGTCAAGTCCCGGAAGAAGCAATCAATGTCTTTTTGGCAATCGATACCTCTGGATCAGTTAGCGAAGACATGCTTCGTGAATTTCTTTCTGAAATCAGTGGAATGATGGCGCAGTATAACAACTATATTATTAGAATCTGTCAGTTCGACACCAGCGTTTATGGTTATGCAGAATACACCCAAGATTCCGGTGAAGATATTGCTGATTATCCGTTGCG